CAGTATTGTTTGTGGTAAAAACAAAATCTTCAACAGAACATGGTAGACTTTTTACAGTACCGTCATAAACAAAAAATCCACCTGAGTCAGCCATCCAGTATATGACACCATCTGCATAAACTAATGCATGTTTTCCTATTAAACCACAATTAGATCCTACTTTCCTTATTGAGAATGTGAAAGGCGGACCAACAAATTGTGATATGTATGCTGCGGTGTCAGTTAAAATAAATATATAGTCTTTACCTTTTACAGCTCCTCTTATTTCAGTTCCATCATCAAGCTGAAATGTACCAGCAGTGTTAGTTGAAGTTGGAGCATAATCAGAAATATCCTCTTGATCTGAAAATCTTATAAACATCTTGTCTTGAGACGCGCTTGTTCCAATAGTAGTTTCAGTGCCTAAATGAAATAGATGTCTGTCTTGGTCAGATACAATTGTCATAACTGACTTTGTAGGGTTGCCAGTTGCGACAGTGGCTCTTGTTTGTGGTGCGTTTGAATTAGCGTTTATTGGTTCCCAAGTAAAAGTTTTACCATCTATAATAGTTGCAACTAGATTTTGTCCAAAATTATCCAATGACCAATCAGCAGAAGGTAAAACCACTGTACTAGCTGAAGAGGCTTCTCCCCAACCAACAAAATTAGCAGTATCTTCAACGATCGATCCGTTAGAGTGGGCTGACCTTGTTGATCCATTAGCACCTCTAGTAATACCTGTTAAATCATTTGATGATTTTCCAGTATAAGTAATTAATTCACCTCCAACTAAAATTTCACCAGTTGTTGGAAATAAGGAGGCATCGGCTAAAGTTATGTTTGTAGCTGAGCCATTGTTACCTTGAGCATCGTCTGCTAAAGACCCATTTAAAGTTGATGATATCGCTCCAGCTAAACTACCACTCCACAATCCTGTTCCATAACCGAAACCAAAAGTTTGATTTAAGTTACCTGGTCTTACGTAAGGATTAACACTGGCTGTACCTGATCCAGCAGCAGTGCCTGTTGAATTAGAGTCCATAGTTATTGTGAAAGAGTTTATGTCTGGAACGGTGATAACTTGAAACGTACCAGAAAAATCTGCATCAACAAAACCAGTCGGGGCAGAGCTCATTGTAAATGTTATTAAATCTCCTGCTGATAGTGTATGGGAGGTTAAATTTACCGTCACTGTAGGTGAGCCACTTGATGTATCAAAAGTTGCACCAGCTATTGCAGCATCTAAAGGTGTAATATCGTAGAAAGCTTCAGAGTAATATAATATTAATGCTTTATGGGTACCTATAACAACATATCTTCGCCCATCTAAATCTGTCCATTGATGTTGAGCTCTTGCAGCACCAACAATCGTGCTTGCAGTTAGTTGCTCCCAGCCACCAATTTTTTCAGGAAGACCATATCTAAACCTTACGTTATCTCCATCAACATATTGTCCCTCAGCAGCTGTCGGAGTAACTTGTTTATTAAATCCAGGTCTTATATCTACAAAACTTAAAGGCATGCCTAATTATACGATATTAAGGTTCAAGTTTCTACTCAGGCTGAGTGAATATCTCAAACTGTAAACTTACTCGTTTTTTTGTTTTACTGATAAGAGGCTTATGATCTAAAAAACCGGGAAATATCAATAGGTCGTATGTTTTAGGTTCTATATAGCTTATCTTGTTTTTGTGTCTTAATTCTATGCCACAGCCCTTCACAGTTTTTAAATATAAAACTCCACACAAAGAACAGGTATTTTTATGATTATGCCAAACCTCTCCTGCATGGTAATTTTCATCAGTATAATAACTCCAAAGTTTAAATGGTGTGTAAAAGACTTGTAAGTTTTTGTAATATTTTTTACAGGACTCTATAAATAAACAATATAGTTGGTCCTTGTACTTGGTAACTACGTTGTAGTTATGGGATCCCTCAACTCTATTCTGGATGCTTTTTAAACAGTCATTTATAAGTTCTTTTTTTATATCTTTTATTTCAGCTTTTAAATTGTGTATGTGATAAATATTATTCTTTGTCATTTCTTTTTATTTTAATAATCCAATCCGTATTATCATATAGATCTTCAAACATAATCTTCTTATTCTGTTTTAATTTATAAAACTTCTTTATTTCATTTACATCTAAAATAATCCAACATTCATCAAAAGCAAAGACCATTTTATCAGCATTACTTGTAGAACTTAAGGTCTGACTGAAAGTATCATCATGCATATCATAAGGTCTGACACAAAAAGACTCAATTTTATTTGATTTATCTTTTAACCTTCCTTTTACATCAATATGTTTTTCTTGAACTCTAGTGGGCTCATCTAAGCACTCTTTAATAAATGACTCAACAATCATTTATTAAAAAAAATACTTATAGAGAATCTATAATTAGGTCCTGTTATATTTTGAGCTCTAATAGTATGTGGTATCTCGCCATCAAAAATTACTAATCGATTAGGTGTATATGTAGAACCATATCTTATCTCTTTCTGATCTTCAGTATAAAATAAAGTTTCACCTGCAAAATTAGGATGCCAATTTAGGTTTGCATAATATAAACAAACAACTTGTTTTGGATGACAGTGTGTAAAATTAGGATCTGCAGGTTTAGATAAATTTACCATACACTTGATATAATTATTCTCATTTATAATATTTTTGAAAGGTGTTTTCTTCGCAAATTTTTTTAGGTTTGGAATTAATTCTAATTGATCCACATTTTGTCGAGTATAGCTGCTATGTAAACAAGGGTAACCTCTCTTATCAAACTCTTCTAAATCCTCCCATCCTATTTTAAAATAAGACTTTATAATATAATCATAGTAAAAAGTTTGTTTAGCTTTGCTTACAAAATTATCAAAAACATAAATAGACTTATCTACCTTCATAATTTAGGTAATCCTAAATGTTCTCTCTCATCATATATTAATTTTGTGTTTGTTGAATAATGTAAAAAGGCTTGTCCACATACTTTACCACCAAAGGGTTCTCTCCAATGTTCTAACTCACAACCAAAATAAAATAACATGTCGCCTGGTTTTAAAATTATTTTTTTTCCTTTCTTCCCTTTTTTGCCTGAAGGTTCTAAATATATGGGCCATACATCACCACCTAAATTTAATGTGGTAGATATTTCGCATTGTGCTCTGTCTTTATGCCTTTTTAATTCATGACCTTTAGTATAAATTCTAGCGTAAGAATATGTTGGATAAACTGTTTTGCCTAATTTTTTTGACATCACAGGAGTGAGAGCATTTAATATAGTTTCAAAAGCACTATCCCCATATAAAGAATAAGCACCAATAACTTGTGGATCAAAAAATGTTCCAGTGCCTGCCATGCCTTGTTCACCTCCGTTATTTCTATGTAGTGTGGAAGCTACGGCTCTTTTCATTATTAAATAATTTAAAAGAAAATTAGCAACATCTTTTGAGATGACATCTCTAACAACTAAATATTTATCTTTTTCAAATTTTGTTTTTTTCATAGAAACCAAAAAATCCTGAATGTTTTACCTTAGAAGTTACATTAATAGTATAGTTAGCTGCAACAGAAATTCTTTCAACTTTAGAAAGAAACGGTGTTACATAATGTTTTAAATTAAAAGGAAATATAAAAAACATACCTTCTTCTGGAAAAATTCTTTGCTCATCAATACAAAATTGAGAGTGTGATCCATGCATAAAACTTATAGCACCTGGTCCACCTTCTTTAATTGTGCCCTGATATTTTTCACGTTCGCTTCTTAATTTTTTGGGCACTTTTACAAACCATACGCTTGAAAGATTACATCCAGTATGAATGTGAGGTGGATTGCTTTCCCCTGCTCTCATAAAATTAACCCAAGCTGATTCAAGATTAAGATTTGTAACTCTTGTATTATAATATTTAGAAAAGTCTATAATAAAGTCTTTATAATATTTAAGTGTAATCTCATAAAATTTTTTTAAATTAATAAAATATTCTTGTTTAATAGAGGCTGCTAAAGTTTTTCTTGCATCTAGCTTTTTGTTTTTAATACAAAGTTTATTTAATAGTTTTAAATCTTCAGGTGACATCATGCCATTGTATAATAACGGACCCCATTTAAAAATTCTTTTTTTTATCTCCATGGATTTCCAATGCTCCAATTTACTATAGATTTTCTTGTCCCTGATTTTATAGGTTTAACACGGTGCCATATATAACTAGGAAAAATTACTATTGTGCCTTGTTTTCTAAGTTCTTTACATTGCAAAACTACTTCTTTTTTGCGTGCTAGATTAGTGATATCAAATTCTACTTCTCCACCTGTAAATTTTTTTGGATCTGTTAAATTACAGATTAAAGATATTTTTCTAACTTTGCCATCAAAGTTAGGATCTTCAGAAGAGAAAGGTGCATCAAAAGAATCTTGATGCCAATGATAAAAATTATTTTTTTTATAAACTGTATATTGAAAACTCTCAGACCAAGTTAAATCATAACCCCAACCTGCATTTTTATTAGCAGTGTTTATGTAAGGTGAAAATAAATCGTAAAGCCATTTATCATTTATAAAACACAATTGAGACTTTCTAAACTTCTCAACATATTTTTTTTCTTTCTTTGTTGCTTTTTTTTCACTACCTATATTTTCTATTGAACCCATTTTTAATTTTTGAGCTTCACCATGTTTTATTATTTTTTGACAAGTATCTTTAGATAAAGCTTCATCGAAGAACCAATAAAAATTTTTTTTAATCATTAAAAAGTTTCTTTTAATTTTTGTAATGTTTCTTTTGGCATTTTTTTTATCACAGGGGCTAATTGTCTTTCTAACTCCTGATGACTAATAACGCCATACTCTCCTCTTATGCCATAATTTACATGCAAATACCAACTATCTTTTTTACCAGGTCCATATTTAATGTGGAAACCCTGTGGTGCTTTTTCCTCTTTTACTTGATATTGTTTTAATTTTTTTATAGTTGCTGATACCCTGTGTGGTTCTGTATATACTTTTAGCATTCCTAATGCCAAATCATTTGGACTGTTTGCAGTAATGTAAAAACCTACTTTATTAGGTTTATACTCTTCTGGTATTATGCCCATCACCCAAAAACAATCGAAAGCTTTACAATCTATAGGTCTATCATTATATGTTTTACAACCAACTCCAATATCGCAATTTTTACACCACTCATAAGCTTTTTTTTCTAAACGTGGTACGGGAGGAAATTTACAACATAAATTACAGTCTCCACAAGATCTAGGTTTAGCATTAAAAGATTTAACTGTTTCTTGTTTTTCTTTTTCTAAACGATCAAAATGTTTTGGGTCTATTTCTAAGATAATATGGCCATCAGAGTCTTTCATTTTACTAGGTCTTAGGCCTAAGCTATTTTTATTATATAATTCTTTTTTGTATAATTCTTTCATGGTTTAAACATATATTTTATATTGCTTTTTTGCAAAGTTGAAATAGCATCTGCTTCTGTTTCAACTATCGGTAATCCTTTCAAATTAAAAGATGTATTAAGAAGTAAAGGCACGTTTGTTCTTTTATAAAACTCCTTTATTAAATCATAAAATTTAGGGTTTTGTTTTCTTTTTAACGTTTGAAATCTACAGGTATTATCTACGTGAACAACAGCTGGCACCTCTTTTAAAGCTTTAGGTTTTGCATCTATCGCAAAAGTCATATAAGGAGACTCGTCTAACCCATGCATATTTAAATAATCGTTTCTGTGTTCATATAATATTGTTGCTGCAGTCGGTCTCCAAAACTGTCTACCTTTGAATTTATTTATTATAATTTTTGCCTGTGGATTTCTAGGATCATATAAAAAAGATCTATTACCAAGGGCTCTAGCTCCCCACTCTGAATGTCCCTGAAAGATAGCAACTATTTTTTGATTTAAGATTATCTCTACAGCTTCTTTAATGTCTTTAATAATTTTCATAGTACAAAGCTACTCCCACAGCTGTCCCACCATCATAAGGAATTGGATCTACAAAAAAATTTAATTTAGGAAATAATTTCACAAGCTTAAAGTTATTAGAACAATTTAAGTGATAGCCTCCACTTAAAACTATATTTTTACAAGATGAATACTTTTTAGCTTTTTCAACTAGTTTTACGCATTCTTTAAAAGTTTTTTCTTGAGCATCTTTACCAATCTTTATTTTTTCTTTTAAATTTTTATCAACATTTTTTCCAGCATATGCAGCTAACCCCATAAGTTGTCCTTCGCCATTTTCGCCAAAACCTGCTTTGTACGTAGATTCTAAATAATAATGTCCTCCGATACTAGCGTTAGTAAAATAACAATCTGTTTTATCTTGTTCCTTAAAAACATTATAATTTAAATATTTTTGTTTCTTATCGCATTTTAAAATATCTAATCTACAATTAGAATATAGTTTATAAAATGTTTTAATATTTTTTTTATTAATAAAATAAATTGAATCTATCGCTTGGAATGAGTGTTTAATTTGTTCTCCCCCTCCATCTCTAACAATAACTATAGCTTCTTTAAACGGACTAAAATAAAAACCACAAACAGCATGATAGATGTGATGGTGTTGCCAATTAAAATAATAATTTTTATACTTTATTTGTTTTAATAACGCTTGATAAATTTCGAAATCAGATATAGATCCGTATCTTCCAAAAGACGATATTGCAACACAATCGAAGTATATGTTTTTAAATTTTTTTAATGCCTTATACTTGTAATGCACGTCTTCATTTATAAAACCCTTAAGTTTATTAAAACGATCCTCCTCGTAATATTCCTTTAATTTATTATTTTCGAATAGGGCAAAAGAAGTATGATGAGAAATGTTTACCCCTAATATTTTTGTCATTGCTTTTAACGGCTAGGCAGGTCATACCAAAAATTTAGAGATAAAGCAAATCTTGTTCCTGATTTGATTGTATCTACAGAATGTAAAGTATTATCAAAAATTACAAGTCTATTATATTTAGGTTGTATTTTTTGGCCAGTGCTTAATAATAAATTACCACCCTTTATTTTATGTGGATATCCATAGTAAACAACATTTTTTACAGATTTTTTTAGAATTGATTTTTCTCGCCATATAGTTTCATCCTTATCAACATGCCAATCTAAATCATTTTTTAAAAGATTAATCCAATACTGACAACAAACAGATTTTTTAATTATTTTTCTATCAACTTTTTTAAAAATTTTATTTATAATTATAGACTCAAATATATTTTTTATTTTATGTTTTTTACCTATCCAAAAATATTCATTTGTTTTATCGTAAGAAAAATCTTTCCAGAGTTTACGATTATCTAATTGTTGTAATGTTTTTTTATCTAAGAAGTTGTCAATGACAACCATAAATTATGAAGTTGGCTTTTCTACTGTGCTATCAAACGTCCAGCTTGAATCATCAGGATTCCATAAATATTGATCTAAATGTGTTTCTTCTTGTCCTTCAACTGAAGATGCAATCGTGCCCAACCATCTCTGATTTTCTTCATCCCACACAACACCTGTTAATTGTGTGTTAACACCGTTAAGATCAAAAAATACTTCATCAGCTCCTGGTTCTCTAACTGGTGCTTCATATCTCCAATGTGAAGTATTTAAAGTCCAAGAGGGGAATAATTTCTCACCACAAAAAACATC